ATCTGCACCATCTATAACTGATGCGAATCTACTATGACGGAATTTACCATTAAACTTCTCTGTCTCTGCAGAAGCAATGTAATCTTCAACTGCTTTAATAACTTTAGATTGAATTTCTGCTTTACTTAAAGTAGTTTTAGAAGTCTTATAACTTATTGTTGAATTAAGTTCGATATAAAGAATAGAAGGATCAACAATTACAGGTGTAACAGAAGCAACTGAATAATTTCTCAAAGCTTTAACTATTTCATTTTTAGTGTAAGATGAGATAGTACTAGCATTATCTGGTTTAATTGCGATCTTTACCTTTCCAAATTCAGGAGGATTGTCCTCTTCTCCACCAAATGTAATAATATCTGATATAGAAGCATAAACCTTCTTAATAATAGAAACATAGTCATCTGCTGTAACTGCCCTGTCCTGAGTCGCAAAACTCTTTGAAGCTTGCTTCTTGATAGAAGACACTGATTCTGGGTTAGCACCTCCTGTAGAAGCATTTACGAGGGTTACAGAGGTTGCATAAGGAAAGCTATTACTAGGATTAATCTTATCATGTATCAATCCAGAGAAATTAAATGTTTTTGCTCCATTTGTAGTATCTGCAGATGTAGTGAGATAAGTTATTTCTACGAAACTACCATTATCCAATTTCTTACCAAATACTCCATCACCAAAAAAGATCTCATAGTTCTCATCTTCTATTTCCTCTACGAAATAGACTTCTGATGTACCATCGAGATTTAAAATGTTTTCTGCACTACTAAATGTTAAGAAAGATGTATCTCCTTGCTGTTTATATACTTTTACACGGATAGTTGATACATCTGTACCAGTATTATTGATAACAAAACGCTGATTCTTAAGAGCAGTGTTAATTATGTAAGACTGAGTTAATAAAGTACCTTGATATATGTCGATTCCCTCATATGTTGCTGTATTATTAACAAGAGGAGTTTCCTGATCTTCAATTACGACATATTGATATAGAGTATCATCGTAATTAGTAACAAATCCTGTTCCTTGCTTTAGTACAAGTGTATCAGGAGTAACACCACTACCCTGATAATCAACTGTAAAATCAACAGTCGCTTTTGGGGCAGTTGCTGATCTAGGTCTATATCCAATTTGCTTTGCTAAGCTTACAACATTGTCTCTCAGAGTTGCAGAGTCAAGAAACATTTCATTTACCACCATGTTGGTGTTAAATGCTGTATAATAAGTGTTGTATGCTAAAACATCTAAAAAGGTAGTTATAGCAGACCCTTCAAAGTCATAGTCAGTAAAATCTGACTGTGCTCTCATGTAATCTTTAAGTGCGGCCTTAATATCCGCAAAGTCTAAATTAGCAACTTGAGTATAAGGCATTATCGGGTACGATTAAGGAAGAACTCAATATCTTGAGGTGGAAGATCATCCCTACCTGTAATAGAGAAAGCTAAATGCACTTCAAATCCATTCTGATCAAAATCAGGTATTACACTAAGTTGTAGTATATTAATCCTAGGTTCATATTCAACTAAGCAATCTTCTACCGCAGTCTGAACAAGACCTGCTGTAGCAAAGTCCAATGGTTCAAACAAATAGCTACGGACATCAGATCCAAAGTTACTGTTATATAATCTTTCTCCCTTCTCTGTAAGAAGGATGTTTATTACCGCTTGCTTAATAGCAGCATTCTCCTTCTTCACAAGTAGATCATTCGTGATCTTATTTCTTGTGAAAGAAAGAGAAAAGTCCTTAAACTTTGTAACGGTAGGCATCAAGCATAGTTTGAGTGATATATTATGTATATCACTTTATTGGTCTTAATGATTCAGGAGGACCAGCTCCATCACCTTCACACACATCAAATGCTATAGAAACACGAATACCATCCGTATCATGGGGAGGAACCCAGTGTGGTACATCTGCAGAGAATATAATAAGATCTCCTTTACCATTATCTACACGCACATCCTCATAAACCTTTGGCTTCACTTGGAAGTTAAACCATGTACCATCTGTAGGACCACCACAATATAAAATACATGATGCCCAACTCATAGGTGGACAATTAGGTGCAGCAACATCTCTATGAGCATGAATACCAAGACCTTCACCATTTCTGAAGGTATTTGCCCACATTCTTACATTTAATCCATCAGGAAAAATTCTGCGGATAGCAGGCATCATAATACTATGAATAATCTTATCATCCAAATGATTGTAAGATCCTGCTCTACCACCAAGAGCATCCGTTTTCTTATATACTGAATACTGACCCAAAGCAGCTGCTTCATCAGGGCCAGTTGATTTAACGTATTCTTCTGTCTCTATAACACGCTTGTATAATATATCGCATTCAGCTTCAGTTAACCATTTAGGTATAATCTGATATTCAGCTCCCCTTAGTTTCATGTGGATATAGGTCTTCAGTTTTATATTTGTTAATATCTCGCTTTTTAGTCTTCTTTAACCATACATCAGCATCTGCTTCAGTAAGTAAAGAACTAATCTCTTCATCTGCTCCTCTAGGATATAAGTCTTCCATTGTTTTTAGTGATAGTTGGTCAATCCACCTTGCATTTGCATATTATCAAACCTTACTTCCTTTAAGTTAAAAGACATTGATATTCTTTCAACATAAGAATGGTAAGGATAAACTAGATGCCATAGGTAAGAAGGGAACATATACATGTTACCTGGTTTAGGATGTATTACAGCATGTTGATTAGCGTGTACTATATCTAAGCACCCTGCTGTTTCTGCTGCAAATCCATTCTCTTCTCTTTCTTTCTCAATATCTTCTGGTATATCTATAAACACAACGGCACTTATAATACCACTATGGTTGTGTATAGGATTAAACTCATTCTTATCTGAAAAATTAACCCAAGGACCATCTCCTAGATTAAAACTAATCTTGTGATCGTTTGGATCTAAGAATCTATCCGCATTCTTTCCATCCTTAGTACAACGATCTGTTGTTATTTCTCTATCATATGTGCCTTTAAGGTAATTAAAGACATGTGGTCTAAGAAAGTCAACAAATTCTCTTTGTGGATATGGTGCAGCTTTCTGAGCTTGTATATTACCAGCTAACTTATCACTAACGTCATGACCCATTCTTACAGAATCAAGGTGCTTTAGGAGAAAGTCTAAAAACTCTCCCCTTATATCACCTTTATACACTAATGGTCCAAATGGGACAAAACATTCATTATGCGGTTGGTTTTTGGTCATCTATATGATCAGATAATAATTTATGAATAGCATTGATCGTTTCACTATCTCTCATCTGCTGCTCATGAATCTTAACGAGCCATTCAGAAACCTTATGCATTAATAGACTGTCTCTATCAGGTGGGTTCTCTGGCCATACGTAATCTGGATCAGGACCGCCAGCTGGGTTATCCATCGCCCGTTCCCATGCACTAGGAGGGTAGTTTACATTTGGATTATATGAGTTAGCAGCATTAGATCCTTCAGGAGGTGCATACTCCTCACGTATTTTATCTGGAACAGAACTCACAGAGATATTATAGTCAGGATCATACGACCCCGTATTTTCAGTAGTCATAATAGTTTATATTCGGAGCTTTCGGCGATAGGCGATTACTCGCTTGCCTCTGGATTATACTTCTCACGTTCATCGGTATCTACATTACCGTCCTTATTATCATCCCAGTCTTCCCTATACTGAAGGTTCCTAGGTTTTCCAACCACATAGTTGAATTCAGTCATTTTCTTCCTTGTCCTCGGTAGCGTTTCTTAGCTCCATTCCTAGAGCTGGCACTGTATTTAGTATGCTTCCCCATTCCCTGTCTAGATTTCTTGGGTATTGCCTCTACATAATCGCCAGCACTCAATGATCCTTTACTTCTCGCCATAATAATCTTACAAACTACTTATATTATAACACACTCGTCAACCCGTAATAACTCTGATTGCACCTGCAGCACCTACACGAATGTTAGTACTAGCATTTAAAACATCTCCCATCTTAGCAAGTCTCTTACCACCAACTAATACCTTGGGAGAACCTGATGCAATCACTGTACGGTCATTACTGCAAGGTGATGGATTAGACGTACAAGTCATACCAGGACTGTTAGGCATTTTATCTCCATCCCTGATAGGTTGCATTCCATTGATCTTCACTTTCGTGTATGGTGTGGAAGGAGTCATCGTGAACGGAGAGCCTGTGCATGGACAGGTAGCACCTGTATCAACTATTCCTTTATAAAGTGTTGGGGCAGACATTAGAATTATAGAGAGGGAGTGTTAATATCATCCAAATATACCGTAGGGGCACGATGGGCGTTTTTCTCAAGCTTACGAAGTCTTTCGTCTACACTATCTAGGTACTCCGAGACCTTTACGTATTCCTCAGACTCAGGTGGTCTGTACATCAATGTAGGAGTCTCTAATGCTTTCACTCTTTGGAGTAGCTCTGAGACTTGGTCCTCTAGTCTCTTGGTCGGACTGAGTTGATTGGTATCTTGCTGATGCTGCATGGTCGAAGTAATCACAGAATTGGTCAAAGTTTTGAAGTGCCTCTTCATACGTCCAAGTTGATGGACTTTTTTCGGGATTTTTTGTCACGGAAATTTTTTTGGAATTAAGGGTTTTGAGATTTCAATTTTGTAAAAATATTTATATGTCGTTGGGATACTTTTGTAGGTTAGCTCTTTTGAATTTTCGCTCGGGCCATCGGGGCATACAAAAAAGGGGGCAAATCACTGCCCCCTGTGAAATCCTTATGCCTCAACGTCCATCCACCTGAACTGTGAAATCGTGCCCACTCTCCAAATTGTGATTGGTTCGCCGATTTCCTGTGACCAGTTGAACGCCATGTCTGCTGCTGCTTCAAATCCAGTAGCAACAAATTCACAAATCATGTCGTTGAACTCGCCTGTGGATTTTGGTTGAATTGCCCAAGTGGTCATGCGTTGGATCTCCTTTGTGTTTACTCTTTTATTATACATGGTCAGTCAGCGAATACAATGGTCGGTGATGAATCATTTACAAACTGTTGCACTTTATCTTGCTGTATCTTCACCACGGTCTGACTGTTCTTATTTGCTTTGCTTAGTCCAAGCATTGCCTTGATGCCATTGTTGGATGTGCATCTAATACGAAGACCAATATCAACACCAGACCCAATGTCATTTATGTCTTTGCCTGGTGCTGAGAATATAATCTTAGCACTTGACTTGCCACGACCCATGACCACGTTGGCAATATATCCCTTGCTTAATAATCTTGCCAAGGGTGTGCGTTCATGGTCTATAATGAATAATGTGTCTTTGTCGGTGTCTGCCACTACCAGTTTGAATCCGTCTTGCTTATCGCATACCGATTCCTGGAGAAACTTGGTAATTTGGGTCGGCGTGATTTTGAATAGTGCTGCTTCACAGCATTTACTATACCAATCACGGACTGCAGGGATATCATGCTTAACGCTGTTTTCTCTAGCATACTTAATGAATTTGAAGTAGTCCGTAAATACGGTTCTGTCGATGATGCCATTAATGTCCGAGGTGTTGATCCAATCGAATGATCCGTTGGCAAGTCCTTTCTTTCTTTTGATTGAAATAGGGGTGCTACCTGCCATTGCATCTGCTTTATTCTTTGTCCCTCCAAGATGAGTGACAGGATGATCGAAATAATTACGATTGTTGAGAAGTTCAATGACAGCATGTTCATTAGCAATGCCTTCGTAGTGGGTTGATCCGTTGGTTTTGTACATAGTGTTTGCGTGATCGACACGCTGTAAAGTTTGCAATGGGACTTACATGAATGATCCGAGTTGCTTATGGGATCGGCATCAAATCAATGCCCCAATAAAAAGTGACCTAGTGGCGGTCACTTATATTCCAATGACCCGTAGGGTGTGACTGGAATTCAAAATTTCTT